GATGACGCTAAACTTCTGCAAACCGCAGAGCGAAACGGGTGGTATCGAGGTAAGAGTCCCGAGCAGATCAAACAATTTGAGAGCGGCGGTGTAGATCAGCGGGACATGGCACTCTCGACGTTCATCACGGACGAATTCGACCGATACGCGGGCAACCTTCAGGCGATGGGTGGTTTGGGAGCACAGGCGGCAACGCTGGGTCAGGAGGAGTTGATTCACGGTCAGTTGTCTCGAAACGTGGCGGATATGCGGATGGGGGTGGTTTCGTTCGCCTCCGACTGCATTCTGGACCTCGGGCGACTGATGTGGGATGACCAGACCCTTGAATTGCAGTCTTCGATACCGATTGGCAATTCCGGCGAAGAGATGCCCGCCAACTGGACCCCGGAGTATCGGCAGGGCGAGTTCGAGGATTACGAGTTCAAGGTCGAACCGTATTCGATGGTCTTCAAGACGCCCGAGCAGAAGTTGCAAGAGCTATTCCAGGTGCTTCGCGAGATTGCCCCGCTGTGGCCCATGTTCCAGGCGTCGGGGGCCGCTTTAGATGCAGAGGCCATCGTGGAGGAAATCGCACGCTTGAAGAATCGCCCCGAGTTCAAGCGCTTTATCACCTTTGCCAATCCGGCCAGCATGTTGGGTGGCGACCAGAATACCATCCGGCAGAGTCCAGTGACTTCACGGGAGACCGTCAGAAAAAGTATATCTGGTGGCGGCACCCAGGACGCTCGTAACTCAGCCATGATCCAGACGCTTATGGGAGGTAAGCCGCAAGTCAATAGCCAACAGATGGCCATGATGGGCAGGAGACCGGCCTAATGAGAAAGCACAAGCTCAAGATCAACGGTAAGGAAGTGACCCCGGCCGAATTCCACCGACGCAAGCCGGTCGGTGGTTCAGGCGTGCCGATGATTACGACCACTTACAGCACGGCCAAACCTCTGGTGTCGGAAGGGGTTGGTTGCATGAAGGCTCAAGTTCCAGACATGAGAGAGGCGATTCGCTCGCAAGGAATCGTCGGCGCACACGTCAGGGACAACGGACAGATCGAATTTACCAGCCGTCGGGCGCGGAAGAAAGTCCTTGCCATGAGAGGCCTTCTGGACGCGGACGGCGGGTACTCAGACTAAAACAAACACAGGAGATTGATTCAATGGCAGTAGAAGCCCTCAACGACATAACGCCGGAGAGCAGTAAAGAGGAAATCACTGCTTACGCCGAGCAGGTCGTGAAGGAAGTGGAGGAAGAGCGCGCGGGAGAGCAGAAGAGTGACGCGCAGATCGCTTCCGAGCACGCCGGCAAACCAGCGAACAACGAAACACCTGCCGAGAATGATTCCGGCAGCGAACTCGCCCCCGAGGGCGAAGATACCGCCGAGGTCGAGGACCAAGGCGATGAACCTTCAGAGGGCCAAGCCCACGATTGGCTTGATGACGACCTGAAGGCCGAGATTGCCGCGTATGGGATCGACGAGAAGGAACTTGCCGACTTTACCAGCCGCGATGAGTTGGAACGGGCACTACGGTTCTTCGACCGCAGCGCACTGGAGGTTGGCCGCAAGGCGCTGGCCGAAGGTGACAAGTCGAACGATACCAAGTCCGCTCGCGACGAAAAAGGGCGATTCGCCAAGGCTGAAGAGAGCGAAGCCGAAAGCAAGCCCGCCAGCGAACCCAAGGAAGGGCAGTACGAGATCAAGCTCTCGAAGCGGGAACTTTACGACGACGACCTGGCTGAAGACTTGATTGAAGAATTCACGGCCATACGTGACCACTACGATTCCCGCTTGGAAACTCTGGAAGCACGGCTTGCCGCAGCAGACGCCCGGTTCTCTGAAGCGGACGCCATTGCTGAGGAGCGGCACTTCGACAACTTGGTGGACTCGCTCGGCCATGCTGACTTGTTCGGCAAGACCGACAAGGAGACCGCCAAGGAAAAGGAGCGCCGCGAAGACCTGTTTGTGGAGGTGAAAACCTACCTTAGGGGTCGTGAGGGGTTTGGCCGCCCGGCGGAAATGAACGAAACGATTGTGCGCCGTATTGCTCGTTCGCTATTCGTGGACGAGATCGGCAAAAAAGAACTGAAGCAACACACCCGCAAGATTTCCGGACAGAGCAACGGCCGGCAAGGCGGTGGGACAACCCGACCGCAAGACCCACGGGAAGACCCGAGGGAAGAGTTCGACCGGCTCTACAGGGAAATGGAACGGGCTTGAATAAAGGAGTAGCCACATGGCTCTTGGAATTGAACAGATTGACGATTTTGTAGCCGGAATTCACCAGAAATTTGCTGGTGAGGAACGGCTGGCGGCACAGGACATCTCCCTGCCGTTGCAAGAGTATAAGTACGCCTCGCGTCTCTTCTCGGGGAACCTGAAGAAGGACACGATGAGTACGTCGCAGTGCAAGTGGAAGGTCAAGGTGGACACGAATGACAACTTCCAAGTTGTCGGGCTGTACCACCGGGACTCGTCCAGCCGCGTGAACGTGCTCAGCGAAGGTGAGTTGAAGTGGGGGTTGACAACCAACAACTACCACTACGACATCGACGAAGAGATTTTCCGCACCGGCGGCCGACAGGTGTACGACTACATCAAATCGCTCGAAAGCGACTTGCTTACGTCGTTCTACACCGGCATGGAAGACCTGATGTTCGGGCCTGGTCCGTCCAGCCCGACACAGTCCCCGTTCCCGCCCGTATCGCTGTTGTGGTGGATTACCGCCACGGACACCAGCCTTGCCGAAAACAACTCGGAAGAGGGCTTCGACGGCTACGAGCCGGTCGGCTGGGGCAGCAACGGCGCGGGTGGGATTTCCTGCACCACGTATCCCCAGTGGCGGAACCGCACGTTCCCCTACGTCACGGTGGATCGGGCGGACTTCGTGGAGAAGACCATCAATTCGATGGACCTCTGCCAGTTCATGCCTCCGGTTCAACGGCCGGACATCGTGGACCAGAAGCGGCACGACTGGGAACTGCTGACAACGCACAGCCGGCTTGCCGAAGCCCGTCAGTTGCTCCAGTTGGGCAACGACAACATCGGCGACGACATGGCGGCTCACAGCGGTACGGTCTACATCCGTGGCGTCCCGCTGAACTGGGTGCCGGCCTGGACGAATTCCTCCAGTGCGAACGCTCGCACCGACGGGGTCATCTTGGGCGTGAACTGGGCGACCTTCAGGGCGTACTACGCCGAAGGCCGCCAGATGCGGAAGCGGAAGGCTTTCCAGCATCCCGATATGTCCAACGTCCGCGTGCGGTGCATGGACGACTCGGTGCAAATTGTGTGTTTCAACCGACGTGGTAACTTCCGTGGTTACTGCGAGAACACGGTAACGGAGACTGCGTAACTCTCCAGGTCGCACGGGAGCAGCGACGTTAAATAGGAGCCCCCTTTACAAAGTGAACAATCTCAAAGGAGATATGACATGCTTACTACTTTCAGTGAACTTGATGGCGATAGGCTGTTTTCGCCAAAACTGTGGAAGGGTCTCGCGCCGCCTGCTGGAGGAGCGTGGCCAGCAACGATGTCGGGTAACCCGGCAATTGGTCTGTTCGATGACTTCGTCGGATTCGGACACACGGCCACGGCGGGTAGCCAACTCGCCTATTTCACGTCCAACGGTATCTCGTACATGGCCTACGAGAACGACGACGGCAGCATCGGGGCCGCCGTGCCGACGACCACGCCTTCCGTCTCCGCGAACGGTCCAGGCGTGATCTCGCTGACTGCCGGCAACACGGATAACGACGACACCTCGATCCAGGCCGGCGGTGCGACGATGATGCCGTTCAACGTGATCCCCGGCACGGCGAAGGATCTGGTCTTCGAGTGCCGCTGGAAGTATTCCAGCATCGCGGCCTCCTGTACCGACTTCTTCATTGGTCTGTTCGGGACGGGTGGAGCGGCGGACAACGGCTGGCTTGGCGATAACCCGTCTGGAACGATCGCCAGCGACGTGGCCAACAACAACATGCTGGGCTTCTCCCGATTGACTTCGACGGGTACA